GCCGGCGGCGGTGGCGGAGCCGGCGGTGGCTATGAATGGTCCGAAAAAAAAATATCGCCAGAAATCGAAGCTTTTGCCGATAAAGTGAAGAAGATCATGTCCGAGCTGTTCGACCCGATGAAAAAGGCTTGGGAAGCCAACAGCAAATACGTTATCAGCGGGTTTAAGTATATGGTCGGACAAATCGGGAAGCTGGCCGTCGATATGGGGAGCACATTCTTAACTGTTTGGAAGCAGAAAGAAACGCAACTTATATTTGACAACATCCTCAAATCACTGGGTAATGTTGAATACGGCATTGGTAATTTGGCTGGGGCTTTTGACGCCGCATGGATGCACGCCGGAACGGGCCAAAAGATACTTGAAGGATTACGCAATATCGCATTGCGATTGGCAGAACACCTCAATAGTTGTACAATGGCCTTTCAAGACTGGACCTCAAAGGTCGATTTCGGGCCTCTCCTGACAACGTTTGGGCAATTAACGACAGAGCTTGGGAAACAGGGCGGCGCCGCCGACACGGTTGGTTATGCGTTTGAATCTGTTTATAAGAACATTATCCAGCATAATATTGACTGGTTGATAAGCCAAGGCCTGCCGTCTCTCAATAAGGGGTTGACCAACGTATCCAAAGGGACACATTGGAGCGTATTACAAGGAAATATTAACAACATCACAAAGGGGTTTGGTCAGCTTGGAACGCACATCGAACAAGGGATCATTGACTTTATTGTTAATATGGCTCGCGCCCTGTCAAAATTTACAACGTCGAAAGAGTTCACAAAATTCTGCAAGGATTTTGAAGAGTTCATGTCGAATCCGGCTGTGACAAAAGCAGTGTCCAACATCCTAACCGGCATCGGCCTAGGCATTCTCGGCCTTGCCAAAGCGGTCATGCAATTTGTCGATTCTAAACCGTTCAAAGCCTTTCTGAATGGGATTGTCAACTTTTTCGCAAAGCTCGATCCAAAAGTTGTTGCGGCCGGATTTAAAGCGGTAGCGATTGGCATCGGCGCTATAAAGCTCACGCAATTTGCCAGCGGCGCTGTTTCGGGGTTTTCTGATTTTTTGATTTCGGCATCAGGCGTTGGGAGCACACTCGGCATGGCCTTTAAAGGCATTGGCGGGATTATAAAAACAGCAGTCACAACGCTCGGAAGCGGCCTTGCGGAAATGGCGGCAATGTTAGGGCCTATGGGCATATTAGCCATTGCGATTGCCGCAATAGCCGTGGTTGTTATCGTTCTTTTGGTTAAAAACTGGGACAAAATCAAAGCTTGGTTTGCCGGACTTTGGGAAAAAGTTAAGGAAATCGGCGGACAATTCGTTGAAGCGCTCAAAGGTGGTATAGAAGCCGCATGGGGTGCAATAACCGGCTTTTTCACGACATGTTGGGATATTGTAAAGACGGTGTTTACAGCCGCTTGGGAAGGCATAAAAACTGTTCTTACAACCGTTTGGAACGTTATATCTGGCGTGGCCAAAGCGGTCTGGGGCGGTATATCTGGGTTCTTTTCGACTGTTTTGGGCGGTATAAAATCCGTGTTTTCAACGGTCTGGAATGGCATTACAGGCGTTTTGACAACCGTGTGGAACACAATCAAAGGTGTCGCGTCAAGCGTTTGGAATGCAATCAAAGGCGTGTTCACAAACGTGGTCGGTGGCATCTATAACTTTATTTCAAGCAAGTTCGGTGCGGCACGCGATTTCTTATCTGGCGTTTGGAATTCGATCAAAGGAACGGCGTCAAGCGTTTGGGGCGGTATCAAAAATGTTATTGGCGCTCCGGTTGAATGGATCAAGTCTAAAATGGCGTCAATTAAGCCAAATTCCGTTTCAAGTGCGTTTGGCGCGGTTGCGTCTAAAGCGCAAAGCGCGTTTGGAGCGGCCAGAAGGGCTGTTGGCGGCGCAATGGACTGGATTCGGAGTAAGTTGAGCGGTAGCTTGGGATTCCCGAGAATCAAGCTTCCCAAGTTCAAAATGTCTGGTAGTTTTTCGCTTGACCCGCCATCGATACCACATATCAGCATGAGCTGGGGCTACTACAAAAAAGGTGGTTTTCCGAAAGAAGGTACGCCGTTTATTGCTGGTGAAGCTGGTGCCGAAATGGTTGGTAATATCAACGGGAAAACTGGCGTTGCGTCCAACAAAGAAATCACAGGAATCCGCTCGGCCGTTATTGATACCGGCACGGAGCAAGCTGTACTGTTACGCCAACAAAACGACCTGTTAAAACAGCTTTTATCAAAAGAGCTTAGTATTTCGCCGCGAGAAATATTTGACGCTGTAAAAGGCGAAAATAGGGCTTATTTTAAACGAAATGGCCGTGGCGCGTTCGAGACTTAATGGATGGTGAATAAATGGCTTTTAACGGAACGTTACTGTCAATGGGCGGGAATAATTTCCCGCTCAAATATATTTTTATCTCAAGCTATAAGGTGACGCCATATCAACGACTCGACTTGGATTCTTTTAGAAATGCGAATGGCGCGTTGATAAGAAATGCCCTTAGTTTGGCATCGACGACAATCAAATTTCAATCGAAACCAATGTGGAATTCCGATTGGGCAACGATGATGAAAATTATTCGCAAGGCCTTTATCTCGATACCCGAAAGAAAGCTGAACATAACATATTATAATCCGGAAGTCGACGATTACCGAACAGGTGCGTTTTACGTCCCGGATTATGAGCCGAGCATTATGAGGGTTGAAAGAAAAAGACTTTTTTACGATGCTTGCGACTTTGAGTTTATCGGATATGGTGAACCCATCAGATACTAAGGGCGCTATTGAAAAACATCACAAAGAAATGTATGATAGATCAAGATTAAGAGAGGTGGTGGTTGTTTGCTAAACGTAACTGACGATATAAAAGAAAAATATTTAGGTTCTGGCACGCGAAAACTGTCTCTCGCTTTTGAGGACGGAACGGTTGTTCAAAACGACCTGATCGTTCAGGAATCAATGGAGCTTGAACAGACGATTTGCGATTCCGATCAACTTGAATACGGGAAATGTAGCGCGGCGTCGTTCAAAGTCAAACTGACAGATACCGTAACGAGCTACAAAGGCAGATGGTTTCGCGCCTACATCGGCATTTCAGACACGTTTAACGATTCAGAACTAATAACTGATGCGCAAAAATATCTCACTGATGATGCCGGGCACCGTTTCTTAACAGGCGAGAATCAATTCGGGGATGGAATTATCCCACTCGGAAATTTCTGCGTTGATTCGGAAGAGCTGACGGATGACCGCAAGTATAAATCCATTGTTGCATATGACAAATACTATGTTGTAAACAGCATCGATATGTCCGAATGGTACGAAAGCCTAAAATTTCCAATGTCGCTTAGGCGATTCAGAGATGCTTTTATGGATAAACTCGGGTTTAAGCAACATGAAACGCATCTGATTAACGACGATATGACCGTTGAGAAAACAGTAGCGGCCACGGCCGGAACGCTCACGGCGAAAACAATTGCAGAAGCCATTTGTGAGGTTAACGCTTGTTTTGGGATTGTCGATGCGAACGGAGTTTGGAAGTATGTTGTAAGTTATAAGCAAGATGCATTATATCCGTCGGACGATTTATATCCAAACGATGACTTATATCCTTCAGATGGCAGTGCTTCGGCACCAACCGAATTTTTCACAGACGATGATATTGTTTCTGGTACACTTTCTTATGAAGATTACACGCGGCCAATGATTAATACTGTTATTTTCAGAGAATCGGATGACGATTTGGGCGAAAAAGCAACATTATTCAACGTCGAAACGGAAAACGCTTATATTGTAACCGGCAATTTCTTGACATACGGGAAAAGCGGGGATGCCTATCATACCATTGTAAATAACTTCTTGGGAATGGCGCGTAACTCAACATATAGGCCGGCATCTTTCGAAACAAAAGGTCGGCCGTGGGTGGAGCTTGGCGATAACTTGGATATCTATAGCGCCGAAATGGCCGATGAGATACCGTGTTTCCACAGGACGCTTTCCGGAATATCGGCGCTTAGGGACAAATTTGAAGCCAAAGGCGGCGAACTACAGTCCGAGGCCGCCAACGGAACATCAAATCAGCTGACGCAACTCAAATCACGAACCGCAAAATTCGTACAAACAGTTGATGAAATCTCATCGACAATAACCGACCTTGACGGGCGTTCGAGCGAACTCAAGCAAACATTAGATGGCATTTCGTCAACAGTTAGTAAAAAGGTTGGCAAAGACGAAATTATTTCAAAAATCAACCAGTCAGCCGAAGAAATATCAATCGAAGCGAGCAAGATAAAACTCGAAGGCTATACGACTATCAACGAAGGTTTCTCGATCGACGAAGAAGGGAACATGACCGCCAAAAACGCCACGATCAACGGCGATATATATATGCCAAACGGCGGCAAAATCATCGGCGGGAGTGGTATGATTGTAAACAGAACCTACCAAAATTATGCTTTTAACGGGCCGGATTTCCTTGGCTTTGCTCCACTTGGGTTTTCTGTAAACAACACTGGGACTTCATCTGCGCATGATACATATGACTATCAAACGCTTGTTATTCCGTTTTTTATACCGGATGATTTCGAGGTCTATTCGGCGTTTTTAACTCTATATGCCACCACAATCCATTGGGTGGATAACTATAATTTTACGCAAGATGGGAATTATAAAGGCTATGGTCATCCCACAAATTTATATATAGGCATTTTAAATGATCCTTATCCAGAAGCAGAAGACAGCTATTGGAATCCGGCAACAACATCTTATGAACGGGATAAAAGCATTTCAAGAATAAGCAAATGTTGGGATGGCGGCGGCGATTATTGGACATTGAACGGCGGTAGCGGAGAAAAACAAAGCGTCGATATTGCACCGGTTTTAAACAACCACAAAAATGAGCACGTTGCCCTGTGTGTAAGGTCGAACGTTTCAATCCCCGGCTGGGTAAGCGTCAATAACTCAACAAATCTTCAAAAAGTAACCGGGCTCGGCAAAGCGTTTTTAAATATATATGGCTATCAGTCGATTAGTGATTCGTATTTTGGTTAATTTGTTATGATTGAAATTTCAGAAATTGCAAAGAATAGTTTTTTGGCGTCGAGGAACAATAGGGTTGTTATCAGCCGAGACGAGTTAATAATTGATAACGAAAACATTTTACAAGAAACATTTGAACTCAATGAATCTTTATTTGGAACAGAAACATTTAGATTCGGGTGTTGTAGCTCTCGCCAAATTTCGTTTTCCTGTTTAACAAACAGCATTTCAATTGGCGACGAATTAATCGTGTTCATCGTTAATAATTTCAACGATATTAGAACGCTCGTGGCTTCATCTGATGCCAAATTATCAACAAACAATGGGATTGTTTTGAAAGCCGAAAATAGCTATGCAATATCGCTCGGGAAATTTTATGTTCAATCAGTAACGGTTGAAAGGGATGGGGGTTATTATAAAATCACGGCATATGATAAAATGCATGAGATTTCGAATGCAAACGATCAATATGTAAGTGGTTTTTTTGATTCATTGGCCCTTCCTGCTTCTATCGGGGAGATCAGGCGCTCTTTTTTAAATACTTTTGGCGTTTCAGACAAAACAGAAGCTTCAAAAATGATAAATGACGACGTCTTGATCACAAGAGACACGGCGTCTCGCTTTTCTCTCACCGGTTCCGGGCTGTTAGAATCTATCTGTGAAATAAATGGGTGTTTTGGAACAATAGACAGAAACGGCGATTTCAACAGTTTAATCGTAACTTATCGCGGCCTTGATTCGGCCGAACGAATAACGATCGGTGGCGAAACCGTAAATCTCTATTATAAATATAAAATTTCTTCCGATTATATAAAGCAAAACGGACTTTCAACAAAAGGTTTCATTGCGCCATATATTAGTATGATATCAGCTGACATCACACAAAAGAATGCAGATGGAGAAAGTGAAACGTCCACCGTTTCATTTGGTAGCGGAACTTGTTATAAAGTATTAAATAACATTTCAATTTATCAGAAATCAAATGGCGATATTGAAAGCATCTTTTCCGGTCTCCAGAGCGCGGCACTAAACTTCCCGACATATATACCATGTAAATGTGAATGCCTTGGCATGCCTTGGCTTGAACTGGGCGACGTCGTTTCATACAGCGCGCAAGGCATAACTTGTGTTGCGCCGATTTTATCGCGAAAGCTTTCAGGGATATGCAATCTGTCTGATGAATTTGATTCTGAAACCTATTTCTCGGAAGATAAGCAAGAAAGCGGGAGCGGCCGGCAAATAAAAGAGAACGTCGAAAAGCAAAAATATATCGGAGAATCTTTTGATGGTTTTATAGCAAACCTTTCTGTCGGCGATAATACAATCTCTTCATTCGAGCAAACATCAAATGGCTTTAAAACTTCCGTTTCAAAGCTTGTCGATTCTGACAAGGTTATTTCGGCGATACAACAATCGCCAGAAACAATATCAATTAACGCAAGCAAGATAACATTAACCGGATACACAACAATCAACGGCGGCTTTTCCGTTGACACCTCGGGCAACATGACTTCAAACAATGCGATTATTTCCGGAGACATAATTTTTGATGGCGGCGGAAAAGTTGTGAGCGGGAACAAGTTGTTTGCGTCTTTTGAATACCAAAATTTAGCGCAAATTTCTTCGACCCTCGGAATGAGCAAAGGAGTTGGGATTAAAATAACCGTCGATCAAAGAATGACGCTTGGTTATTCGATTTTTGGGTATTCATCGGGATATATTAACGCCCCGTTGCCAAATAAAACCAAAGCCATCCTTTACAAAACGCCAATTTATATAAACTTGTTTTTTCCTAAAAACTTTATAATTAAAAGCGTTATTGTTGATCTATTTGTAGTCCCGATAAAGCTTGTGAGCCGAAAAGGTGTCAATATATCTGGATATGGCTATCCACGTGATATAAAACTTGGCGTAGTTACAGATCTCGCTCCAAACATCAGTCGTTCTTATATGTCATATCAATTTTCGGGGCATTCTTCAAACATAAAACACATCAATAACGTTTGGTCAAACGGTTCAACTTCCGTAACTCCAACGAATGTAAACTCCAATAAAAAGCTTTATCATTATAAGACGAAAAACATCGCAAATAACATAAACGCAAAAAACGGGAGCGCCATCATTGCCGTTGATTCCGGCACACTAACGCCGCCGGCTCCATATAATTTCAAAGACGAACTTGACACAGGTGGTGACGCGTATATGAACTCTCACAAAAATTTTTTCTATCAAATGGGGATGGGCAAAGCGATTGCTCGTGTTAATGGATATATTGAAAATTAAGGTGATTGAATGAACAAAATTTACACGCGCATCAATTGGAAGAACGCGCCAAAACAAGAAACGCCGCTAAACGAGCATAATATGAACAAGCTTGACAAGGCGGTAAATGAGCTGGATGATCGTGTTGTTTCAATGGACGGTTCGATCACGTCTCTTCAAAATTACGAAGCGAACGCCAATTTCGCAATGAACGAAGCCGCTGATTATGCAAAGTTGGCGCAACGATATGCTGTTGGGTCCGACGATTTAACGCCGCCGTCGAGCAACGACGACAATGCGAAGTGGTATTGCCAGCAAACCAAAAAATATTATGACGAATTCTCGCAAATCGCCAAAACTGTTGCTGGTTCTATCAAGATTGGCAATTCGGAACAACCGCTCTACCTCCTTGGTAACTATATTTATGTTGGCGGAAGTCCGGTCATGTATATGCCCGACCATACCGCGCAAATCACTTTTTTGGGCGGCGCACAAATGACAAATGTGAATCGCTGGGTGCAAGTTTGTTTGCCGTTAAACAAAATGATCAATCCGGAAGTGCGCGACATTCAAATAACAATTTCTGTCTTACAAATCAGGCAAAACGGCAATTATTTACATGGGAGCGCTAACAATTCAAGCGCCAGCGGCATTGCCGTGTCGCTCCAAAACGACGACAATATATCATTTTCCGGAATGACATGTATTCCAGTTTCCATTTACAAAACCAATGGCCAGGGCTTTGGTGGGACAAATAATAGCCCTGTGGCCATTAAAGCACTATTTGACGTTAAATTTGTTTGATTCTAACGAAAGGATAAGATATGCCAGATACTACGATAAGGCCAAAAGACTTAAATCTCGACAGCACGCTTGTTGATGCTGATCGTTTTATCGTTGACAGCACGGCGGAAGGCACTCGCTCGGTCATGTACAAAACGATTAAAGACAGCGTTGGTGAAGTCACGGATAGTAAAATCGCTTCGGCCAAAAACACTATTGACGCATCAATCAACAGCGTGAAAACAGATGCCAATTCAAAGTTTAACTCTCTCGATGCGTCGTTAAAAACACTCAAAACGGACATAACGTATGGCTATAGTGAATTCGTGGCGTCGTCAACTTCATTGACCGATATTGAATTGTGTAAAGAATTTTTGCGTTCACTATTTAGCAATGTGTCGAATGTTTCAAAAAAAGTAATAATCGTCCCTTGGAGTCGAAACACAAGAGGATATTTTGTAGGTTACGTTTATCCAGACACTACGCAAACCGATGCGGGATACCCCTACAATTGCGAATTTGAAATGCGATACGGATATGCAAGGGCCGGCATTGATGACGCGTATCATTCGCTTGTTTTTGGCACACAAGACGGCGTTTTTTATTCGCGCATCATTCTCGACTCGCAAACCGTTTATCCCGTCGGCGCAATTTATATAACAACGATCTCCGTCTCCCCGGCGTCGATCTTCGGCGGAAGCTGGGAGAAAATTGAAGGTCGATTTTTGCTCGGGGCAAGTACAAACTATCCTGTTGGCAACAGAGGTGGCGAAGCCGAGCATACATTGACAGTTGATGAAATGCCATCACATAGCCATAAATATGGCTCATCGCGGCAAGACGCTGACCCGGATTCCAGCGGGGCACATGGATATAAATGGAGTGACATTAATAATTCGCAAACCACACTGGAAACCGGCGGAAACAGCCCTCACAACAACATGCCTCCGTACTATGCTGTATATATTTGGCGAAGAACCGCTTGATCCGTCCGTCTCCATATGTAAATAGCGCAACAGAGTTGAAGATTGTTGTTGGCGGAGCCGGCGCCAGATGCATCTTTCGCGCCGTGGCTGTGATCGGGCGTTTCAAGAAAGGAGATTAAATGAGAATATTAAACCAAAACGGAGAAGAATTATCGTCTGAATCCATCGATACTTCAATCGGATATTTGACAGAAGAAAAAATCGTCGTTAAACATCACGACGCAATAGAAGGAGCTGAAGGGGAGTTTCATTACGAAACCATACACGAATACGAAAACGGCGGAAAAGACGTCAAGAGGGTTTGGGACGTCGAACCTGTTGAAGCGAAGCCTGAATGGGACGAATATGAAACCATACAACGCTTTATCCCATATAGCGATGAAGAACTCAAAGCGAAGAAAGAAGTAGAAGAAGAAGATGCTAAGCGAGCCTTGGCCCCGACAAACGAAGATTTAAGCGACGGTGTATCTGAATTATCAGAATATATCGCATCTCTCGAGCAAAGAATCATAGAATTGGAAGGTGGTGCTAAATAATATGGTCATAATATTTTATAAACGAATCAAAGCGGGGCTAATGACCATTGATGATGTTCCCCGGCACTGGCGAGACAATGTTAAAAAGAGATTGGATGCCGATCAAAAAGGCGAAAAGGAGTAAAACATGGAATTGAAAGACACCATTAAGGCGATGCAAAGCGAAGATTACAAAGACCGTTTTATCGCCGAGTATGAACAGCTTAAAACCAGAAAAAGCAAACTCGAAAATACCATTTCCAAGCACGATACTGGAACGCTCGACTTTGAACTTGCTTGTCCTGTCGATATTTTAAGAACGCAAGCCGTTTATATGGGTTTGTATCTCGACATCCTCAAAAAAAGAGCGGAAATTGAAAACATTGAAATTCAAAAAATGATGAAACAAGATGGAAAAGTTAATGCTTGACGCCTTGCCGCCGTCAATTATTTGGCTGCTGATTGTTTGCACTGTTTTTGTGACTGTATCGACCGCTTTTAATTGGGTTCTCCAATGGAGAGTAAAATTGAAGGAGCCAAATTCTTTGCAAGACAAAATACTTAACGAACATGAGCAGAGAATTTCCGAGAGCGAACGCACGTTAATTCGATATGGCGAATATTTAACAAAAGACAAAAAACGTTTCAATGAACTGGAAGAAGGAAGCCGCGTGACACAAGAGGCGATTTTAGCGCTTTTGTCGCATGCTCTCGATGGCAATAACATAAACGACCTGACAACGTCAAAAAAACGCCTGCATGATTATCTGTACGGGACAAATAAATAATAAGGAACAAAGAACATTCTCTTGCCCCTGAATATTGTTTTGGTTTAGATAATGGCCGTTTATTTCAGATGCAGAAACTACTTACGCAGATTTAAGAAAGGAAAACACAAAGAAAATGATTAATTTAAAATTGAGATTCAAGAACAAAGCAACATTATTGGCGATTGCCGCGGCATGCACTGCGTTTGTGTATCAGATATTGGGGTTACTTGGTGTTGTGCCGTCAATTTCACAAGAATCTGTTACAAATGCGTTAGGCTTAATCATCAATATATTGGTTGCTTTGGGCATTGTTGTTGATCCTACCACTCCGGGCGTTAGCGACAGCTCGGTCTCTTTACAGAAAGACACACCTACAAGTGTAGAAGCAACATTAGTCAATAATATGATTACAGATTCTTTAACATCTGTAGACGATGCGGTGGCGGATGACAACATATCGCAAGAAGCGGTAGATCAAATTAAAAGACAAACCAGAACCGAGGAATAATCATGGCAAGCGGTCTTGATTTACTTCATAAAGCACAATCACAGATAGGGGTTAAGGAAAGCCCCGCAGGCTCTAATCGGGTTAGATACTCAAAATGGTATGGTTTGATCGGCCCGTGGTGCTTCCCAGCAGGTGTTAAAGTTTTAACACCCACCGGATATAAAAACATTGAAAATTTAATTCAAGAAGATACAGTTATCGATAAAAATGGGGATGCACAGAAAGTTTCTAATGTTAGTAAGCATGCTGTATCAGAATTAGTTAAAATACGGGTTAACGGTACTTTGTCGACACTTGCTACAAAAGAGCATCCATTTTATGCCAAAACAAAACTTGATAACGGCTACTATAATAAACCCGCATTTATAGAAGCTGGCAACTTAAAAAAAGGTGATAAGGTAGCACTAATTAATAATGATCCTATGAATAAGCTATCTGTTAATACAGATCATTATTGGGTCTTAATAGAAGAAGTCGCTGCAATTCAGGAATCAACAACCGTTTACAATCTCCAAGTAGAAAATACACATACATTTATAGCGAATGGGTTTGTTGTACATAATTGCGATATGTTCGTGTCTTGGTGTGCAAATCAAATAGGCGCATCGAATGTTGTAGGCAAATATGCATATTGTCCTTATCATGTGAACTACTTTAAGAAAAAAGGCTGGTGGTTATCGGCAGAAGCCAAACCGCAACCGGGAGACATTATATTCTTTGCATCCAAAACAAAAGCATGTCATGTCGGTATAGTAGAACAAAGAAATGGTTCATATTCCGTAACTACCATAGAAGGGAACGGGCTTCCTTTAGACACTAAAGTTTTAACTCCCGACAAGGGTTTTGTAGAAATACAAGAACTTGAGGTGGGAGATCAGATAACGGACCCCAAAGGCCACAGATCAGAAGTCACCGGGGTCTTCCCCCAGGGTGTCAGGCCCTGTTATCAGATCACGTTTTCCGACGGTCGTACGATCGTAGCCGATGAAAATCACAGATGGTCGGCGTTCCGCACAGGGTCAGATATTGAAGAAGTCCTAACGACAAAAGAACTTTTAGAAAAAGACTATTCAAAATATAAATGTGCAAAGATCACATCGCCTGTGGAATATGACAATCCTCCGGAACTTCCAATGGATTCTTATGCTGCCGGTATGTTTATCGGAGACGGATGTCTAACTGAAGGCAAAGCAAAAATTGCCAATAGCAATCCCGCCATCATTAATAAACTTCAATCCATATTAGGAACAGCTAAATTTGAAATCAAAGATAACTCCAAATATGGTTATAAAGACGGGATCACGATGGTGTTCGGGAAGGATATAGAAGATAAGCTGTATTCTTTAAACTTGCTTTATAAAAACTGGTCACAAAAAGAAATACCTGAAATCTACATGCGGGCATCCACAAAAGATAGGACAGCACTTTTGCAGGGACTCATGGACAGTGACGGAACTTGTGATAATCAAGGCCGGGCCGAATACGCAACCGGAAACAGAAAACTTGCGGAGCAGATAAGAGAGCTTATTTTCTCATTGGGGGGCAACAGCGGATTTGCAGAAAAAATCCCGACTTATACCGTGTTGGCCACTGGAGAAAAGAAAGAAGGATCGAAGGCGTATATTGTAAAGAATATAAGATTGCCGTTTAATCCTTTCACAAAACCAAATAAAAAAGAAAAATTTAAGACAATGCAGGAAAAATCCTTTGTCCGAGGATATAATTTCAAATCAATTGAAAAGGTTCATGACAGAGAAACAATCTGTATTGCCGTATCCGCAGAGTCCAAGCAATATATCGCCGGTGAATATATTGTCACCCATAATACTTCAGTATCATCCAACGATAACGGCGGTGCGGTTATGCGCAGGGTTAGGACCTATGGTAATCCACGTGGCTCTTGGGGTATTTTAGGATTTGCAAGACCTAATTATTCCGGAGCCAATGGAAAAGTAGCGCCGTCAACCACGGTACAAAAATCAAGAAATTATTTACAATTAGGCGATAAAGGTACAGCGGTTAAGAACCTACAACAAAGGCTCATTAAGTTAGGGTATTCTTGTGGGCGTTGCGGCGCTGATGGTGACTTTGGCAACGGCACAAAGAAAGCTGTTATTGCATTCCAAAAAGCACAAAGGCTCGAGGTAGATGGTATAGCTGGCGTAAATACCATAGCAAGAATAAACAAGCTTATTGGTGCACAGACGGCAAAACCGCCATCAAAACCAGCAACCACTAAAAAACCAAGATATGATGCATGGGTAGCAGCTTTACAGAAAGAGTGCAATAAACAAGGCTATTCAAGACAAACAGTAGACGGTGATCCCGGTCCAAATACGCTGGCCGGGTGTCCAACTGTTCGAAAAGGGGCCAGAGGAAACATCACAAGGCTTTTGCAACGTCGGCTAATTGCGCTGGGCTTTGCTTGCGGGCGATCTGGGGCCGATGGCGACTTTGGCAATGGCACGCGAAATGCGGTGATTGCCTTTCAGCGTGCAAAGGGGCTGTCCGCTGACGGTATCGTCGGCAAAAACACATGGCGCAAGCTTTTGGGGCTATGATCCAACCGCGGCTTTTTCTCGCATTTTGTCAAGGTTAGTTTTTAACCGCGACAAAAAAGTGGTTTTTGCGGTTTTTGCAATAACTACTCGGGGCGCGCCTGACAGGCAAACCCCGGCATTTTTCTCTCCCTTCTCACCCACCCTCAACGGGGTGGGCTTTTTTATTGCTGTTTTTTTCGAAAAACGTCAACGAAATGGCAATATAATCCGATCAAAAAATGAAAGCCATAGTTATATACCTAATCTTCCGATTATAAGAATGTGTTTCATTTTGTATATCACGCTTTCCTAGAACACAAATTGCCGTTTATAATCTCCGGTATCCCGGTCGTAGTGCATTAGGGTTAATGCGATGCCCTGCTCATGGCATACATTAATAAGTTCAACTACCACAGCCGTTAATCCTGTTACATACACTTCCATATGCTTCGGAGACCGGATGCGTTCGATTGCTTTTCTCATATCATAATAGATAGACGAAAAATCTAAAACGTTCTCCACGCCATCAAGCAAGTAATCATCAACTGGCATATCGTGTCTGCCGCGGATTAAGCCGTATTTGATATAAGCTTCTTTAGACATTTTTCTGTACCTCGCTTTCTTTTATGACCATTTTTACACTAAAATAGCGTAATGTCAATACAAAAATAACACTTTCTCAAAATTTAAGAAAGTGTTAATAATTCGTTCGAGTCTATTGTCTGTGTAACAATACTTTTCAACAACTTCTTTTATCGTGACGAATGTGCCTATTACATATTCAATTTCAAAAATGTCTCTAAAATAATAGGCGTCAAGACCGACGGCGCCAATCGCCCGCTCGAGTATTCTTAAATCGCAAGGCGTTAGATCATCTAAACGAATTTGTTTTAAAACAATTAACAAATCGCTTAATAAGTTGATTGTTTGATTTCACCAGATACCGGCGTTTTGTCAGGCATCACATTAATAATCCGCTCCATTGTTCTGGCGTTGCATTTGCCGCTCCTTTGAATATTTTACTCTATTAATCACTGACGTTTTCCTTAGATTGCCATCTGAATTGTATCCCGTATCCGGGCACTAAGAGAAATTCTTGGTTATGTTTGTTATCTTGCAATACAATAACCTTTTTAATCTTGCTGTCGCCTCTTGTAAATGTGGCTTCATAAGCACTAAATTCTGTTTGCGATGGTTGTTCTGGTTTTGCTTCTACATACGTTTTTAAGCCGACCGCGCAAACCACAATCATTGTCGCCAACACGGCAAGTGTTAATGTGATATATCCTGCTTTTTTTCTCACTCTTCCACTCCTAACTGTTCGTAAACTTCTTTAATTTTAGGATACTGAATGGCGAGCCAGTCGATAGCCATTTCGTCATGCCCAAATGTATCGTGTTTCCAATTATCCCCCAATCCACATTCATATGCAAATGCATGAATAATTTCATGCCTCAAGCATTCATTTAAGTATTGTGACGGGTTATCTAAGTTACCATCATAATTGGCGATAACAATTCGCCTTGAAGTTCTATCGCAATATCCGGCAAATGATGCTAAAACAGGGCAGCGTCCATGTTCATCAAACACACCGTAATCACACATCATTATATAAATTACATCTTTAGTCATTTTTTTACATCATCATTTTTTGGTCGCTTCATCTATTCCAACTTCTTTAATTGTGCCATTCTCAAAATACACAACCTGCGTACCTCCTCTGCATATCTTTCAATGGCTTGTTGTTTTCTTGCTTTTGAATAACACACCCAAAGCTTTTACAACAGCCGCAATAACCAAAACCATAAAAACAGGAATCACGATCCAATATAACGCCATTTTTGCAATGCAAAGAAGTATTAATTTTATCGATGCTCCAAGGCTTCCTCCATACACATCTCTCACCACTCTTTCGTTTTGATGATTCAATATTATCGCATGTTATATACTTTGTCAATGGAAAACATCAATTATTTTTTCTCATAATAAAAGTTTAAGATTCCAATAAATCTTTATCGTCAAAAATATTGCCGATAATCATATGCTTCCTGTTTATGGCCCTTCGTTTGGCCCCGAGGAATTGTCCGTTCTTAAATTTTATAACTTCTGGCTTTGTTACTCTTTTTTTGCTATACAAATCAAATATAATATCACCCTCAAAAATTGGTTCTTTCGTTATGTCATATCCACCCGTAAACTCACAAACCGTATCTGGGATAACCTCTTCCGATTTTCTAAACTTCCCAATTCTCTTAACAATAAATATTCGATCTTCGTTTTCGCCATGGACTAAATCGCCGTATATCCATTCCGAATCACTTTTTCTTTTCGCCCGGAAATAAATAATTCTCATTTTTTCACCTCTAAATCATTCAGGAAAAAATCATTATCGATAAGAGACAATTGGCGCTTTTCCTTTGGGTGCCCTAATACAAGTTCAAAATATTCATCTTCCAAATCGGCATCGCGACCAACGTCACCGCTAATCACGGTGCATTCTTGCAACTTTATAAGCGACTCTAAATAATCCCATATAGTGTACTCTGAAATGAGGTTTTGTTGAAAGTCGAAAATATTATTATTTCTAATAACGTTTTTAGTTTCATCCAAAATCGTAAGCATCCTGTTGCGCAAATCAAACGTCATATACACAACGCTTGTTTCATTTGAATTTATGTCATTAGAGAGAATGCAATTCTTTTCATTGTAAAGCTTAACATCTTCATTACCGTTATTAACGGCCAGCATGCCAGCCCTAACATTTGTGATATTTTTAAATTTTTGCCTTGTAAAGCTATTGACGCAAAACGTCACCGTTTCAGCCCCGCTTTCTATCGCGCTCTCCATATCAATGTCGATATACTCAGCCGCTCCCGCGCGAGAACCCGTAGTTATGTCGCCGCTATGAACGAATCCGGCGCCTTTAAAATCCCCGTTCCATCCACAGTGCAAAATGCGGCCATTTTCATCGTTTATGAACGCATGCACATCAATATCCACTCGCGTTGCGTCATTCCGACTTTTTGCTTTGTTGTTTTTCCAGAACGCAAACATTCTTAACTTTCGAACGCCACTCGGAATCTCTATCGACATACCCGGCTTATAATAACCAACGTTTTGATCTTTAGCATTTGTGAAGTAAGAGTGTTTTAATTCTCTTTCCAATCTTTCACTTATTGCGATCGATTTGCCGTAAATTTGCGTTTTAACGGATTTTATTTTCTTCTCGAGTAAATCCTGTGCTATTGAGAAAACATCCATATAATCGCCGTTTTTGTCAATATAACGGCTTGTTTTGCATTTGGCCATTAATCTCACGAGTGTTTTCGAGGAAATGCCGTTTGCTCTCGGCAACAGACCGCCGGCAATTTCATCCTTGCCAATGCCGCGCTTTAGCATTTCATTTATTTTCCTAACCGCGATCCCGGGCCTTTGCGCCAAAAAGTCAACCGCCTTTTCA